CTGGATTTTTTTTATATTTTTATATCTGAAAGTGTGATAAATAATTATGTCATGAAAGGCAGACTACTCAAACTTTTGAGTCTGATCCTTGCGACAAGTACCGCTTGCAACAGTATCAGTGTCGATAAACAGGAAACCCCCCCACCCTCAATAGCAGACATATTGACTCCTATTAGTGAACCACCAAAAGAATTCAAAGGGTTCCATGTCATAGAAGAGAGTCAAGATCCCTATCGTTGCGTGGGGCAAGTATTCGATAATAATGATTCATTCGTGGGCAGTGCAGTTCAAATAGACAAAAATCTAGTACTCACTGCGGGACATTGTATAGATGGAACAAACCTAAAATTCTTTAGAATTGGCGGTGAAGACTATACAATAGTAAAACAAATAGTGCACCCAAAATTTAAAATTGGAGAAATTATCATTCATGATATTGGTATTTTAATTCTAGATAGACCAACATGCATTAAAGATTTCCCAGTAATTACATATGATAAAAAGGATTTGACTCGTTTTGAGGAACTAACAACTGTTGGATTCTCACATGAGGTAAAAAAATCAAGCGAACATGGTTCATTCTTTTACTTTGGATTAGTGCTCGAAGATCCATTTGAATTCAAATTTCAATCAACTACCGGAGCACATGTATGGTTTGGTGATTCTGGTGGTGCAGTATTTGAAGATGGTGGAAAATTAGCAGGACTGATTTCATCGTTCAGAATGCATGATCTAAGAATAGTGGAAATGTCCGCAACCAGTTTGTTCCTGTACAAACAATGGATAGAAGATACAATAAAAGAAAACAAAGATATACTAAAATGAGCAAGATACAAAAAATTTTAATTTGTGGATGTTCATTGTGTATGGGTATTCTTCTGGCTAGATCATTAGGATTTTGATAAATACTTACATGGTAATAGCAGGAATAGATTACTCCCTTTGCGGACCCGCCATCTGTGTATTCGATGGTGATTCTTTTTCATATAACAAATGCTCATTTTATTATCTAACAGATATTAAAAAGTATGCAGATACTTTTGGTGGTAATATCTTTGGTGAGAGATTCATGGACTGGAACTCTGAACAGGAAAGATATAAGACTATTGCAGATTGGGCAATAGAGATTGTCATGGGATGCTCACATGTAGCACTCGAAGGTTATGCATATTCTGCTAGTGGTAGAGTATTTCACATTGCAGAAAATACTGGATTATTAAAATATAAAATATATGAAATGGGATTACCTCTTACAATCATTCCACCAACAGAAGTAAAGAAATATGCAACTGGTAAAGGAAATGCAGACAAACAAATGATGTATGATTCATTTGTTCAGGATACTGGTTCACCTTTAAGAATGACTTTAACTCCGGATAAAAAAGAAATTACGAGTCCAGTGTCAGACATCGTGGACTCGTATTTCATTTGTAAGAAGTTATTTGATTCTCTTACTTACCCGCTCGGTCAGTAGGTTCTTCTTCCTTACACTTTGACTTAAGGTATTGGTTGTATGCCCATACAACTACTAAGAATACAATTGGTAAATACCAAAGAATCCATCCCCAGTTATTACTGAGTTGACCACCATTTGTAATTTCCCAATTTAATTTTTTCATTTGAACATTATCTTTGGTAGTGTCTGGGAGAATAACTGGAGTTGTGTTACAAGCAAAGAGAAATAGTGTTGCTAATAGTGTTAGATATTTCATGATTACTCCTTATGACTTGTTAGAAGCAGCAGCAGATCCAAAATAGAATCCAATGATACTCAATAGAATTTGACGATTTTCAGAAGTGAAGAGATAACCATTTATCTCAACAAAGAATTTTCTTGTTGATTCTGGAATCAAACCAAACAATCCTTCTGGAGTCTTTGCATCTACTTCCACAAAAGTAGGAATACCAAAGAATGGAAGTACGAATGGTGCTAGGAATGTTGCAAATAGAACCGATAGAACTATTATTTGTCTAACTACTCTGCCTACATCAAGTGGAACTCTCTGTGCTGCCTTGTCTTGGTTTTCAGTTGTTTGCTTATTAGCAGTCATCAACTGATTGAACATTTCCTTTTGATCTTGTGCCTTCTGAGCCATATAACGGAATAAGAATCCTGTCGCCCCACCACAAATCAATGATATTAATTCTGTTGAAATCATAACTTTCCTTTCTTCCTTTTTCTTCTAATAATTTTAGTAAGCAGAGGATCATATGACGCTATTCCTTGCGTCGGTGAAGGTGAAGCACCACCAACTACTCCTAATCCTGTCCCCGCAACTCCTTGAAAATCCTCATCAAGAACCACGGATAGTAACTTAATTGCTGCTTGTCTATTATTTTTTCTAGACAAGTTTTCTTCTGTGAATCCATGATATTCCAAGAACATTTTGGATTCTTCTTTTATTGCCTCTAAATCTTTACTAAGGGCTAAAGAACGAAGTCTGTTATAGATTATTGTATCGCCTGTTATGATATCAATAATTTTCTTAAGCAGATTCATCAATTTTTTACGAACTTGAATATTTGCACTTCTTGTCATTGAATATTTGATATCAAACATCAATTTTTGAGCCTGAACTGAACTTTCACCTGCAAGAAGTAATAATGTGTAAAATCTAAGTGGATAACGAAGAGCACCTTTGATGTATTCCCCTACTCTTTCAGATTCGATAGAATTGAAATTATCAACAGGTTTCATCAGTCTCCACTTCCTGTCTTTTTCTTATAGCATCTAACAACTGCTGCTGATGCATATGCAGATGGCCAAACCTTGAATCTTGATTTGACACTTGCCTTACAAGCAGCATGTGCTTCTTTATTTCTTGGATTCCACTTTTCACAGATGTATTGATTCAGAGCACTTTGATAACTTTCTTTTAGTTTCTTTCTACCCTGACAATGTGCTTTTTGTGAAAATCCTTTTGGATTTTTGCAGTTTATTGATTTTTTATATTTCATTGTCCACTTTTCAACCAAGGATTCTTTCAACCCCTTTTGCTTACCGGGAGCATACTTACCCTCTGAAGCAGACCATGTTTTACCAGTTTTATGGCTGCTGAATTGCCGACCACTTCGGTGAGCCTTTTGTTTTAATCTAACTGCTCTCTTCTTTTCTGTTGAAGACATCTCACCCCATGTCTGTGGAGTGTCAGACGATACTCTATTGGCAGGTCGGCACTTAACGCGTCCACGACCCTTATAAGAGCCACATTCGCTTCCGTCTTGTGCTTTCCACTTCTCTTTGAACCAGCGATCTAAACTTTCCTTGATGTCTTTTTTGTTCATATTTCTCTTAACCTATTAATTATTCTTCTATCCAATGGAATTGATACCAGATCGACATCTGGAATATTATCTGGCAATGTATTTAGGAAAACAACAAAAGTTTTTAAAAAAGGGTGCAAATCCCTCTCTATCCTGTTAAAAAGCAGTCTTGTAGCGGATATTGGATCAAAAATATTATAAAAAATAATTATATGGTTAAGTATCAATCGTTCACGCAGTTGCCCACTAGTCTTATATTTTCTCAATAATCTCTTGAGATACTTTATACGATTCATATCTTCTTGAAATTCAGATATGTTCTTGCACTGAGGATTGTTATACATCTTCATTGCATACATCATATAATTGTTATCATCAAGAGTGTCAAATTTCATAATAAACTACTTTTTAGTTTTTTTAGTATCTTTTTTCTTATCTTCTTTCGGTTTAAGATATGTATTCTTTATTCTCTTAAGGTCTTTGTACTTCAAACCTTTCTCCTTAACAATTCCATTTGCGAAGTGATTTGTTAATTCTTGAGTTTGGATCTCTTGCTGTTTCGGCAGAAGTTAATTTTGCTTTCATACCTTTCATTCTGCGACAGAAAGACAATCTTCTTTTTGCTTTCTTTGAACCCTTCTTGAGTTTACTTGGGTCTGTAGTTACCGCTGTTTGTAGTTTTGAACCTGGGTTTTCTCTGCGGTATGATGCAACACCCTTCTTGTTTAACCCACCTTCTGGGTTCTTTCCTTCGCTTCTTGTCCAAGCAGCACCTTCGGATACTGCCTTGATTGTGTCTCTTATTTGAGAAGCGCGAGCTGATAATGTGCCTTCTTTGTCTATTTTAGCAATCTTACCCTTTTGTCTTTCGATGAACTTTTTTCTTTGCTCAGGAGTAAGAACACCTGCCTTGTGTCTACGAATTGTTGCTTTTGTGCTCTCTACAATTTTTTTAAAGTTAAAATAGTTCATGGTTATGCCTTTGGTAATGGTGGTAATCCTGCTAAAGAATTTCTTTTTGTTCTTGGTTCTGGATTTGGTTTAGACGCAGGATCTTTATTTTCTATTTTTTTTGTTAAATATTCTGTTGCACCAACATTTGCTTCTTTGATGTTATTGTTTCTGCTTCTATTGTAAGATCTTGATACTACTCTTACATTATGGTTACCATTTGAACCACCTTGTGATAATGCTCTCTTGTGATCTATATCTTTACCCTTAAGTAATCTTTGACCAACTTTGATCAATTGATCTCTTGATTTGTTTTTTGCTCTTTCACCCAATTTTCTTTTAGCAGCACGAACTGCTGCTCTTCTTCTTGCAGTCCATCTTTCACCGCGCTCTTTGATTGCCTTTGGTGACGATTGATGATTTCTATATTCTTTTGCGTAGTACTCTCTTGTTTTTTCTCTTGCAGTTCTTGGTCTTGCTTCAAGAATAGTTTCTTCTTTTACTGCTTTCTTTTTCTTCACAGGAGCAGGAGTAGGTTTGCGAAGTCTATTAAATAGACCCTTTACAGCCTTCTCGGGTGCTTCTGCAGGCATTATCTTTCTGAATGAACCATAATCACCTGCGGAGGCATGTCTTCTAGCAGCAGTTCCACTTACCTCTGCACCACTAACATCTATTCTTTGTTTTCCTGGTGATACAACTTCAAATGACTTGAAGTGTTTTGCATAAGGTGCCATTCTTTCTCTGAACTGATCAACACGATCTGCACCAACCACCATCTTTACATTCTGATAACCTTTATCCTTTAAATGTTCAATTGCATGAAAAGGA